CTTGTCCCTTAGATATTCAAATTAATTATTCCATGCGCGAAGAGTATGAAAAGATGATTGCAGAAGGCTTAAAAAATATTGACAAACTTAAATTAGATATTATCAAGGAGAAAAACAATGTCCTATTTTTTAACGCACAAATAGATAGCAAATTTGCGAATTTAACAAGCGAATTAAAAGCGGAAACCGAAAACACTGGATTGGTCATCGAAGGAGATATATTGAAAAACGATAATCCAGCCAAGGTTCAATTATTGCGTAAAACCATTGACGAATTCGGTAAGGGGTTATTGTTGCCGTTTAAACAGATGATTCAAGAATATGTAGATACCGATAACGAGTTAATTTTGAATCGCGCCGTAAGATTTTATGTGGATGAAATGATGCCTAAATTAAAGGAAATACAAAGCTTAAAATATCAAGTCAATTTCGTCGAATACGATGATAATGGACAGTATAAATTAATACAAATGCCCAACTCAATAGAAAGCAAGGAATATTGGACAGCACGTCAAGATAAAGTGGTTAAATTTATAAGAGGAACTAAGGGTAGCACTGGCTCTGCTAAAGCGACATCTAAAAAATCAACTACTAATAAGGGTACGTTAAAAATCAAGCATTTGGGACAAAAACTAGAATTACAAAACGCCACAGAGGCTTTAGAAGAATTGGAGCAATCAGTGCCGCTACCCTTACCTAATCCTACTGCGTATAAAGCTTCTAAACAAGAAGACGTTCTGATATTGTAGTGCCATCGCATTTGAAATTACAAACAAGAACTATTTTACGATGAAAAATCTTGGATTAAATTGCGAAATCATCGATTAAATTGATTTTTATAAATTAAATTGTGTAATAATTATATATGCTAACCGACTACATATCTTTACCCGTATTTATAGCCAGTTTTGCTATTGGACTTATCTTTGTTTATGTATTAGGTCCGGAAACCCAAAATATATATGTTTATCCCACTCCCCAAACCTATATGAATTATCAATATAAAGATGGTGCCGGACAATGTTTTGAATTTAAACCAGTAGTAACAGAGTGCCCTATGAATTCTTTCTCTGTTAAAACAGTTCCGATTCAAAAATAAACTAACAAAACAAATAACATATTATAAACAAATCAAAGAACTAATAAATTATTTATATTATTTTTTAGATGTATAATATAAATGTATTTGGATAAATTTGTTAGTAGTTATACTGGTAAAATTATCATGTCAATTTTGTTAGGTATAGGATTGGCCACATTCTTTAGAGCAGTTTGTCAAGGAAAACGTTGTAGAGTCATGACAGCGCCTCCTATCGAAGATATAGACGATCAAACCTATCGTTTTGACGGTAAGTGTTATAAAATTGAGAAAAATGCGGTTCAATGTAACAAGAAAAAGACGATATTAAAAATATAGTTTTGCGTATATTATTTAATCGCCAAATCTTTAGTTAATATATGTCCGAAATAAATACCACAAGTATAAATGATTTACCCACTGATCCGGCTAATGGCGGAAGCATCGGTGGTAATATTAGTATGGTTACAAATGATTCCAATGTTCCTCCGAATAATACTGGTCCTAGTCCTAGTACTTTATCACTCGACCAAAGCACAATTAGCCAAATTGTAAATGGACTACAACAAGCTAGTATTGCTGGCGCAACTCAGTTGCCAAGTCGGGATATCCCAATGAAAACAGAGCATCTGACACACGACAACTATGTTCAGCCGAATTATATCCCTCAGCCAGCAACTCAAGATTATATTGCTGAATCCGAGGACATGTCTGCGTATTATAGACAAGAGAAGACGGAAAATACATTGGATTCACTATATGATGAGATTCAAGCGCCGCTGCTTTTAGCAGTGTTGTATTTTTTGTTTCAGTTACCGTTCTTTAAGAAAGCGGTTTACAGATATTTGCCGTTTTTGTGCCATACTGATGGAAACTATAATTTTAATGGTCTAGTGTTTACATGCGCATTATTTGGGTTTATTTATTACAGTTTGTCGAAAACCGTAAAACATTTTAGTAAATTTTAGCTTGTATATACTATCTAAAAATATATGTTAATTATATATGGTATCTGAAATTTCAACAATGCAAGCGGATTTAATTAAATCGTTTGCTATTTTTTATTTATTGTTAGTAGGAAACTATATTGGACAGAGTTTATTCACATGTCTACAAATACACTATATAAATCAACATAAATTATTACAGTTTATTATAGCCTTCTTTTTATTTTACTTTTTAGTAGCGGTAATAGCAGATACTGGTCATTTAGAACTAACTCCACCAATAGAGAAGCTATTATATTCCTTCTTTTATTTTATAGGTTTTTTGTTGCTAATGCGTTTGGAAATAAAAATAACCGCTATAGTTTTAATACTAATTTTTGCTCTTTATTTTATAGAATTAAATAAAGACTTTTACTTGGAACCGCCAATCAAAAACAAAGAGGAAGAACGCATTTTTATGGATAACCAGTATTGGATAACGCTTAATTGGCCATTTAAAATACGTTTGTTTCCGGTTCATAAAAATGATTTTATGTTTATTAACCAATTAGAAACTATGATATATTATTTGATTATAGTTTTGTTAGTTGTTGGATTTATTGCTTATAGTGGAGAAATAAAAGATACATTAAAACGAAGTAAAAACTTGTCTTGGATAGATGTGATTATGGATTCACAAATATGCGCTGTAAAAGACAGAAAAAGTTTTTGGCATTATTTACAACTGGGTTTGGGAGTAAAAATATAATATGTAAATTAAATACAGTTAATTTACATAGTGTAAAAGATATAAAGATTATCTATGTATTAATAGTAGTTAATTTATGTTTGGTAATTTTTCATTAGACATGCAGCTAAAACAATTATCCGGGAATATTTTTAATATGGTGTTATTTAACAGTATTAAAACTGGGAATCCATTTATAGACACATGTACCACTACATTACTACTAACAGTGCTAACATATTTGTTCCAATTTGTCACCGATTTTATAAATAAAATCGATATAAAACATATTCGAATATATCATTTATTACGTTTTTTTAAAAACAAATCGCAAGTTGAATATGAAGGGAAAATATCGTCTAGTACATCCTATTACGAAAATAAATTCCATGAAGTACATCATTTTAGCGACCGTTTCAAAGCATTGTGGGCACATATCATTGAAAATGTAGGTGACAACAAAACTGTTAAAACCATTAAAGAATATAGTTTTTCTAAGTTTAAAAAGGACGAGAGCAATCGTGATGTGGGGGTTTATATGGTTGTTCAAAATGAAACATTTCTAATTTCAGAAAAATACCAAATTTATGCGTATACCACATTTGATTCAGAATTCAAAGACAATGATGATAAAGTATCAAAAGGTAGTAGTAAAATTGAAAAAATCAAAATAGACCTTTTTTCATATCACGTCGATGTTCAAACCATTAAAGCTTTCGCTGAAGGCGTTACGAATAAATTTTTGGCATCTATTCAAGATTTGAGAGAAAATAAACGGTATATTTATACCCTAATCAATAACAAATGGGATGAAAATATAAGTGAAATGTGGTCGGAAACGGTTTTCAATAGCACACGAACCTTTAATAATATTTTCTTTGAGGAAAAAGAAGTGGTTAAAAACAAATTAGATTTTTTTCTTAATAATAAAGAATGGTATTATGAAATGGGTATTCCGTATTCTATTGGGTTTGGTTTACATGGGCCTCCCGGAACCGGCAAAACATCTCTCATTAAAGCCATCGCAAATTACACGAAACGCCATATTATTTCCATTTCGTTGAAACAGATTAAAACCAAGAAACAACTTGACAATATATTTTTTGAAGAAAGATATAATACGGACAATAAAAAGGGAAGTGTTACATTCGACAAAAAAATAATTGTCTTTGAAGATATTGATTGTATTGGCGACATTATATTAAGAAGAGACATCAAAAAACAAGACGCATCTACTACCGGATTAGGAAATAAACTAAATTACAACAAGTTGACTACGAATTCAATGATAAATGTCGGTGACTTATTAGAAACACTTGCTACCAGTGAACATACCGAAAAAATAATAATGCCAACTATGCCACCTACTGAAGAACCTATCACTTTGGATGACATTCTCAATTTGTGGGACGGTATTCGTGAAACACCCGGCAGAATTATGATTATTTCGTCCAATCATTATTATGATTTGGATCCGGCACTGATTCGTCCGGGGCGCATTGATATAACAATGGAACTATCCTATGCTAGTCGACAAATTATTGGTGAAATGGTTCAGCATTTCTTCAAACGGTCTATAGATGAAACTGTACTAACAAAAATCGAAGACAAATTTTATTCACCGGCTGAAATTGTTAATATATACTTGAACCATAAAAACGATTATAATACGTTTCTAGAACGACTTGTACTGAATAAGCATGTTTAAAATGTTTAAAAGAAAATACCGAATCCCTTTTTTGTTTTAGTTTTTGCCTTTCGCGACTTGTTCTTGTTTCTCTGTGTTTTAGTCTTATTCGTTCCTTTATTCGTCCCTTTATCTTTTTTATCCTTCTCTTGTTCCTTTAATGCCTTTACGTCTTGTGGGCGATAACGTAAAAACCATTCTTCAAATTCTGGACTATTTCTCTTGCTTTTGAGTTCCATATATTTTTCCGATTTTTCTGCACGCATTTCTTCAATTGTTTCTTGATGCCCCACGCAATTTAGACTGAAGCGTTTTAATAGCCCCCTTTGCGCTAATCTGTTTTTCTCTTGAACCATAAACAAATAATTCGCCATACATAAAATACGGTCCTTGTCGTAATAGGGCCTATCCGCATATAAAAATGCTAGCCAAAAACTAAGCATAGTGTCAATGGTTGCGATTTTAACATCATATCCATCGTGTTTAATTACGTTATAGCTATGACATGCTACTGGTTTATAAATAAACGCAACAGTATCTTTGCCGACTCTTATTTCGTAATGAGGTGCAATAATCTCACCTACTCCCGGGCGCTCAATAATTTTCACATTTTTAACACCAATGTCAGCTAAGCGTTCTTGAACAATTTGCGCAGTTAATACGGGTTCCTCAGATAAAACGTCAAAATCTGGGATTTTCTCCAATTGGTGACGCAAGTGTTTTGGCATATAATGTGAATACATGGATAACGCATATCCTCCAAAAAACACAACACCTTGATCCATTAATGTTTGCTGAATGGACTCATATATTTCGTCCGCATGCTCTGTATCTGTCATTTCACGTTGAAACTCAATATGGGAACATTGTTTACCCATTAATGGATAATGTTTATTCAACAATATCAACCGTTTCAACACCTTTTCCCAGCGACTCACATCTCCGGCTGGCCGAGATAATTCTAAATACATCCCCATTCGAAGTAAATTTGGAGGCGCGTATAAAATACCACCAACACGTATTGCCTCATTTTTAATTGCTTTGAATAAATCCTTGGGAATATAAGTTAAATCTGCTACGGGAATGAAATTAACAAATACTTTATAGGTGCCGTGATGTTGACCCGATTTGGCCTCAACTTCTTGGAACCCATTTTCTAGATAGATGTCTACGAGCTCTTTCGCGTCATCGAGTGCTGTAGAACTATAAAAATCATAATCGGGAATTTCAATATCTTTGTTATAGAATTGGTCTTGTTTTGGCAATATAGCATTGATAGCAGTACCACCATAACAGACTAGCTGTTTTTTTCGCAAGAAGTTTTCTACAATGCCTATAATACGTTTTACTTCTGGGGAATTCGCAACTTGTTTGCCTTGTATTTCTTCTGCGCTATCTACTGCTTGACGTAAAATGGCGAGTTCACAATCACCAAAACTTAACCCATTACATATTTTATCATTTTTTGTATTTCTCATTATATATTATCACAATATTTTTTATAAGTTATTTGAGCAAATAACTTATAATCCATTTCCATTATATAAGCCTAAAATATATTAACGCACTATTTCTCTGGTACTGGTTCATAATGTCCTCCAGTCCAATAAATTTGAATGGTCTTATTGTAAATGCCAGTATTGGTAAAAACTCTATATCCTTATTAGGACCACGTCTTGCGTGTATTCTATAATTCTTTACAATGATACGTAATTGCCATATATTACATGCCACTTGAATTTCAATAGCGCCACCCCACGTGCTTGGCAAACGCATTTTCTTTATATAATTGAGTTGCTCAAACGAAATAACAGTGTTTGTATCCAAATCCGAGATAATTGGTTTATTTTCTTGTAAATAGTCGCATATTTTTTGACGAATTGTGTAACTATCTTCCCCAATAAAATGTTGTAAACTGTTAAAAAGACAGCTCATATACTGTGGTTATAAAAGAAAACCCACAAAAAATATTACTAACAAAACTTAAAGTAACAGTAATTTAAATGTCGAAATTGTAAAAATCCGATTGAACTGTGCGTGTAGCATATGACAACTCGGGATTTTGTTGCGGCGGCAAAGGAATCGTAATCGGAATATAGCGCAACTTATCGGGTTTCAATACAAAAGCATGCGCATGGTCGTCAAAGTAAGCATCATTTGTTTCCATATTTTCATCCACTAATGGATAACGCATTGCCACGAGTTGACAACCCGTTTCTACAACAGCATTAAAGTATGGATTTATCGGGTCAGCACCAGCATTGGGTAAACAAATTGTCATGTTTTGTCTGTTATACTCAATCAAATCGGTAGCACTAATGTTCATTGTTTCAATATCCGAATAACGAATGGCCTTCATAAATACAGAGTTACTTGTCATATTAATAAACTTATAGAATTCTGGGACCTCCAAATAACTCGTATTTATTTTCTCCATAATGATAACCACTTTTCCTAGCAGTTTTTGTACTTCCACTGCGCCGAAATTCTGTCCATTGTATTCCGAATCGTATTCTTTTCCAAGCAAAATACTATCATAGCTTTTTAACAATACAGCAAAATTCTTGTACATCTCTAAATGATTACTTTTTATACGTAAGTGAATAATAATGGGGTCTCTAGAGTTTGGAGCCGTAGAAGTAGAAAAGGCGTAATCGCGAATGACATTCATTACATCCGCAAAATTAACATAATTAAACGTCTCCTTGACATGATAATTATCAATCGTCGATGTAGCGACCACTGGTTGGTCATTGATGGAATAAATCTCAAAGTCTAATCCTCTTACGCCTTGCTTTAACAAGTCTTTCATGATTTGAATGTCTACATAATCGTTTTTGTAACTGCCACCGCTACAACAATTATAAGCAGTTTTAATGTAGTAATCACGTAACGAATAATTATTAGGGGAATCCGCAATCGATTGTATTTTACCATTCAAATCACCATATATTGTATCCATTGTTTTAACCTCTTTACCTCTTAATGATGATACATAAAAGTAATAGACAATAATGATTATTAATATAATACATGTCAAAGCATACCATAATAATGTTTCACCTATAGCTGAATTATTCTGAAATGTTGAAAGTATTTTTTGCGTATCTACCATATTATATTATATAAATAAAGAATTAAAAATATATTTATATAATTATAATAATAATATGAGTGGCGGTGGATTAATGCAACTGGTCAGTCAAGGACAACAAAATATTGTACTAAATGGGAATCCCTCTAAAAGCTTTTTTAAAGCAACTTATCATAAATACACTAATTTTGGTCTACAAAAGTTCCGAGTTGATTTTGAAGGTTCCAAAACACTACGTTTATCCGAAGAATCCTATTTCACATTTAAGGTTCCAAGATATGCCGATTTATTAATGGACTGTTATTTATCCGTCACATTACCCAGTATTTGGAGTCCCATTTTACCACCTCAGCAAGTTACCGAAGAAACTACTGCGCAAGGATTAGGTAATATTGAACAATGGGCGCCTTATGAGTTTAAATGGATTGAAAATATTGGTGCGAAGATGATTAGTAAAATTCAAATTACTTGCGGTAATTATACATTACAAGAATTTTCCGGTGATTATTTATTAGCAGCGGTTCAGCGCGATTTTAACAACGCTAAAAAAGGCTTATTTGATGCGATGACTGGGAATGTGCCGGAACTAAATGACCCATCCAATGCGAACTCCCGTGTGAATTCGTACCCTAATGCTTATTATACGTCCGATTTAGCTGGACCGGAACCATCCATTCGCGGGCGTGTTCTGTATATTCCTTTAAATGCTTGGTTTGGATTGAAATCGCAGATGGCTTTCCCGTTGACATCTCTACAATACAACGAACTTCATATTAATATTACATTTCGTCCAATCAATCAATTGTTCGCTATTCGTGATGTATTCGATGCGACAAACAATTATCCATATGTAGCACCTAATTTTAATTTGTGGTATATGCAGTTTTATCGATTTTTACAGCCTCCACCAGATGTCAATATAGCCATTGACTCTTATAGTGACCAAAGAACGCTGTGGAATGCTGATATCCACTTGAATTGTACATATGGTTTCTTATCCAATGACGAAGAACGTCTCTTTGCGCTACAAGAACAAAAATACTTGATAAAACAAGTTCACGAAACCAAGTTTCCTAATGTTACTGGGCCAAATCGCGTAGACTTGGATTCTATCGGTATGATATCTAGTTGGCTCTTTTATTTCCAGAGAAGTGATGTCAATTTGAGAAACGAATGGTCCAATTATACGAATTGGCCGTACAATTATTTACCATTGAATGTGGTTCAAGCACCCACATCCGGTAATTATACTGTTTATCGCACTCAATCTGGTCAACTCGTGCCCGTTTCCATTGGTCCCGGCGTTAATCCGGATGGCACTTTAACTGGTCTTGTTATTAATCAAAGCTACAATTTACAAAATGAAAAGTTTATATTGGTCGCACTAGGCATTTTATTGGATGGTTCTTACAGAGAAAATATTCAACCAGCGGGTGTCTATAATTATATAGAAAAATATATAAGAACGTCTGGTAATGCGCCAGATGGTCTTTATTGTTATAACTTTTGTATACATAGCAATAATTCCGATTTACAGCCGTCTGGTGCGATGAACATGAGTCGATATAATCAAATTCAATTGGAATTTACCACCGTAGTTCCGCCATTAGACCCATTAGCTCAAAGTTTAACCATTTGTGATCCGGAAACTGGTAACATTATAGGTATTAATAAACCCACTTGGCGCATTTATGATTATAATTTCGATTTACATTTGTTTGAAGAGCGAATCAATATTGTCAACTTTATTGGTGGAAATGCTGGTTTATTATATGCTACTTAAAATAGCTACAATAATTATGATAAATAAGCGTTGGACGCGGGTGGAAGTGTCTCGTAAAATGTACCCGTTGTACTTATTGTGGTGGGATATTTGTTTTCTATTTCAAAGGGTTTGCTATTTGGAGTATCAATAATCGCTTGAGATATACCTTCGCTATACTTGTCATACGACTCCCTTTTCTTGTTATAAAGTTGTAATCCATCATTGAACGATTTTTGCCATAAATCAACGCCCAAATAAGGCTTTTTAATTTGCGCATTTTTTGACCCCGGAGATGCTTCGGCAAAATCTATACTGTGACTGTCATAACCAATACCGGTAGTTAACGGACTATATTGAAGTCCTTGTGGACCAAGCTTGCCGCCCGCATCATAAGGAGCTACATCCATTGTATCGCTGGCAGTTAGTGGAGTGGGCCCGGGATTACAGCCATAACAATCGACATCAGACGTACATTGAGTACGAGTTATTGCGCACTGTGCTTGAGGACCACAAAAATTCTGACAACTTAATTTGTTAGTAAGAGGTAAATCAACTGTATGGCTATATAAAGGAGAATTTAAATTATCATAATGAATTTGCGCATCTTTTGGAAAAGGATAGAGTCTCTCTACATAACGTTCGAAATTAGTTAGACCCTCTCTTTTACAAATAAGATTATTTACAATTAAGTAACTACCCCATTCTAAGATAATCCATAAAAGAAACAAACAGCCAATAATATATATAATTAGTGCTTTAGTGCTCATTATATATACGATAATATAAAATTTTACACGAGTATTAAATTTTACACCAAATGTAGGATATCAGCAAATGTAAAAAATGACTAAATAATTGTGATTTTATTTGTATTTTTTAATATACATTTATTATAATGTCAACAACCGATACAAGTTCTATTGATGATAAAAAGAATGAAAATACTGGAGCCTCTAACGGAATAGATATTAAAGGATTCTTCAGAAACTATATTAGTAGTATACTTTTTACCATTATTATTAGTGTTTTTATTATAGGCACATTGGGTCTATATACAACAAAAGTTGCGCAAGCTAATATTTTACCAGATGACATAAATTTAGCACCTTATACTAACTTATATCGCCCCGTGGAAGAAATGCCTATAGACATAAATATAAAACGCGCGAACATATTTTTTACAAGTAATGACGATGTTTCTCAAAAAGCCCAATTTTTGACAGCTAATTTTTTAGCAAGCTTTAAGAATTCTTTTATATGTAAACTAAAAACGTATTCATCTCCTAATGCGAACTGGTTTTCAAATGGAACCCAATACTTTTCAAGCGTTTACGATAGCATGTGTGCTGTTAATTACTGGGCAATCACAAACATATTTTATTATTTAAGTTTCTTACCCGAACCGATTATTATGTTATTGTACAGTTTTTTCGGTATATTTTTATGGATTGGGTTGTATTTTTTTAATATATGTACCGGGTTAGCCTTTCATTTCTTTCATATACCCCAACTGGTAAGAAATGCGCATAATAAAGATAAAAATGAGTGGCAAGCACAAGCTGATATTACCTTTTTTAATTGGAAAACATTGTTTTTAGGTATATGGATTATTCCGGTGATTATTTCGGTTATTTTCTTCCCCATATTTAATACCATTTATGGAATTTTAACTCCTTTAACAGCGACTTATAAAATAAAAGGGGATAAATCGTCCCAGCCTCAAGATTTTTGGAACTTTTTAAAAGATACCTTTATTTATAAAAAACTATTTTTTCTCATTTTAGCAACATTTAGCCTTATTTCAAATGGCTCGACTTACCTAGGTCCGTCTTCAATAATATATATTATTATTGCGATTATTATCGCATATTATATGGGTATTTACAATAGCGATATTCCTAGTAGCGGGACCGATAATTTTACAGCTGGAATTAGGCAACATGTTAAAATAGCGAAAATAGGCAAAATCGACCCTAATGTAACTATAAATATTTGTACACCACTGGCTAAAGAAGGTGGTAGTAATAGTAGTACAGTAACTGCTGAAAAGAAACTATTAATACCAATTGATGAAATAAAAGCAGATTTCCAAAATACACTAACAAATGATACGACTAGTGAACCAATAAAACCGATAGAAACAACAACACAGCCAATACAAACACCGATAGAACCAATAGAACCTATAAAACCAATACAAACACCAATAGAAAAACCAATAGAAGATGTAAAACCAATACAAACACCAATAGAAGCTGTAAAACCAATACAAACAAACTCTACATCCGTATCAAAGATAGAACCGGTAGCACAACCTCAACCAGTTTTTACAAACAATCAAGTAGGCGATGAACAATTAGGTGGAGGAAAAAGGGTTAAAACAAAAGTAAAACCAGTATATCAAAAAAAATATAATATCCGATTCGTTTAAAAATATGTAAACATAAAATAGAAATATAAATACAATTGTTTATTTTTATTCATTATGAGTAAAAATAAACTAACAACCGACTTGGTCCCATTTGTTAGTATATGTACACCTACATTCAATCGTAGACCCTTTATTCCCTTTTTAATTCGGTGTTTCCAGCTACAAACTTATCCAAAAGATAGAATAGAATGGGTTATTGTTGATGATGGAACAGATCCAATTGGAGACCTTGTCAAAGATATTCCTCAAGTGAAATACTATTATTATGAAGAGAAAATGTTATTGGGTAAAAAGAGGAACTTAATGCACCAAAAGTGTTTGGGCGATATTATCGTATATATGGATGATGATGATTATTACCCGCCCCAGCGAGTAGAACATGCTGTTGAAAAATTACAAAATAACCCATCCTATTTATTGGCGGGTGCGTCGGAAATGTATATTTATTTTGACTCAAAAAAAAAGATATATCAATGTGGACCATACAAGCAGTATCATGCCACTGCTGCTACATTTGCGTTTAAAAAGGAATTGTTAAAGGATACATTGTATGATGATGAAAACGCGTTTGCTGAGGAAACCAAATTCACAAAAGGATATACGATCCCTCTTATTCAATTGGAACCATTGAAAACTATTCTTGTATTTTCACACAAACACAATTCATTAAATAAGGAGAAATTGCTGGAAAATCCAGAGCAGAGTAAAATGAGCGTATCTAGTCTTACTGTAAATGATTTTGTAAGAGATACAGACTCAAGGCAATTCTATATGTATGATGTAAACACTATTTTGGAAAAATATGAACCCGGAAGACCCGAAAATAAACCATTGGTTCTAGCACAAATAAAAGAAATGGAGCAAAATAGAGAACAAAAAATACAACAATACAAAGCATATAGGGAAGCACAGCAAAAGATAACTGGTTCAATTGAAAAGGGTTCGGAAGAAATACGTCGCGAATACGAAAAAAAACTAAATGATAAGAATGTTGTTATTACTGAATTAATTAAAAAGGTAAAAGAACTAACAATTGAATTGGCTAGTTATAAATCTATACTAACAAAATGAAGTGAAGTGAAATACTATCCACATAAATGTAGTAACAAATAATATATTTTTAAAAATAATTTAAAGACAAAACGAACTATAATGTATACTAGAACGAGATGCCTTACCAAGAATTCTACAATCCTACAGATGATGTTGCTTTCGATGATAACAAGAAGGATAAGTCTGTAGAGAAATTGCGCGAATATGATAGATATTACCAGAAGCATACGAAGCTTATTAATGATACATGGACCGATGGTAAATTTTACAAGAAGGTGAATATTCAAAGTTATGGTTCGGGACAAGTTGGAACAAGAATCCGCAATGCTGTTACGGGTCAGTATTACTCTTATTTGGTGGGTAGCGTTAATGAAGACCTTTTGTTCAAGGTGATTGATGCTGTGGGTCGAAACGAAAGAAAGGACCCCTTGTTTTTGTTTTACGATAGCCCAGAGCAATACGAGAACCATCAATTTGTTCATTTGGAACAACCATTAAAGGAAGCTTGGTACAACAAGAACTTGGCAGTACGAGCTAAGATGACAAATTAAATTAACAGTTAATTAAAATTTTTTACCCTTTTCTTTTTTACATTTACTACGAAGTGAAATTCCGATTTTTATATAATAAATTACATAAAAATCATTAACTTATTTACACAATATCATAACCTTCTTCGAAAATATTTGTGTAAATAATATTATTCGTCTGGTTCGTCATCGCATACAATATCTTCTGTTTCCGGCGCATCCTCTTTCAAATACTTGTCTAAATAACGATACATTCTATTAATATCTAATTTGGAAATATCGTGATTTTCAAACAACAGTGCTATCTCAGCATCATTGTATTTATTTTTTAATTCAAGGAAAAAAGCATACAAGTCCTTTTGAGTCATCGACAACTCTTGACAAAGATTCTGGATAAAAATAGAATTATTATATTCTGTAGAGTACTTTGTTAGTACCTTTGTAAATCGAACCTCGGCGGGATTAAACATTTGTTTGGATTTTTGTTTCTCACTGTTAAATAAACTATGATAGTAATGATTGTTCTTAAATGTTTTGATTAGCGAGCTCATCTCATTGAATTGCCAAATTTGCTTCTGAAATGTAATACGGTCAATATAATCAGCAAAGCACATATTGGATAACATGTGCGAATAAATAGGAATAGCATCTGTCTTCTTCATTTTGCTTAATACATCTACAATATTTTCATGCCACAATAAACCTACAATAGTTCTATCAGTTTCATTCATTATTGTCAAATGTTCTTCAATAGGAAAGTGATTATTGATTAATTTTTGGGTGATTTTTCGTGTATCATCGTTATATGATTTCATTAAAAATATATTTTGTATAATGTCGTTATTCAGAATGTTCTGTTTGTTCTTGTATAGTTCATATATAGTCGTGAATTTTCTTAAATCGCCTTGTATATAATGAATTACATTGTTCTTTATATTTGTATCCATACTAGGTATTAGCGAATCAATAATATTGGTGATTTGCGGTTTAGACGGAGTTTTCAATTCAACAACATCGCAGACCTTCATAAGCTCCTTTATTTTTTTGTCTATATGATAATTACCAATACATATAATCGGATTTAGCGTAATTTCTTCAAGACGTTGCTTCTTTGTTTTTTTGGGTCTAATTATTTTAATAAGCGCATTAATACCGCCTTTATCACCGTTGTTCATCCCATCGATTTCATCCATTATTATCGCGATACGCTTCACTTTTTTATGAAACATACTCATGACGTTCTTATCAGACATGTTATGTTTCGTAATGGTGTCCATGATAGACTTGTTTCGTATATCTCCGGCATCGTATTTAATAACGTCATAATCTAATTCTTTTAAAATATTATTAATAAATGTTGTTTTACCGGAACCCGGTTCACCATATATATAAATGCCCTTTTTTGTGGTTAAAATGTGCTTATTTTTTTCGAAATCTTGTAAAATATTTTTGATTCTTTTTGATTCTTCTTCCCTACCCAAAATACTATTTATATTTATGGTTTCCATCTTATATATTTAACTGCATTCTTTTTATGTTGATTTTTACTCATTCCTTGTTTTAAAAAATAATCGGACAATATTTGTTTACATTTATAAGATTCATTCTCGACACAATAAGTGTTTAAAAATATTAGGTAATTCTGATATATACATCCTCTGTAATAGCATTTTTTCATACTTAACCATTTTTCCCAATTTTCGCTTAGCATTGTATCAAATACGAATTCATTATCTTGTCGAATCATTGTACGAATATACTCTTCGATTCTTAGTCTGTTTATGTAACCTTTGATTAAATGATGGTTCTCAACATAATTTCGTTTCGTTAAAAAAATGTTGACTATTTGAGGAATATAATCCTTTATAATATCTATTATCTCATCTGGTAAAATACTTATATTCTTTAAAAAAAATATGTTATCATTCGAAAATATCATATTTTACTACTAATATATTATAAAAATATTTTTAATATGTTTTAACTTGTTGTTGTAGTTGTGGTATCGCATGGGTTTTTAGATCCATATGTTATTCCATCCCACGTCACTTTACATGCGGATGCCCATTTATTTTTAGAGCAATTACCGTTATCTGAAGTATAAGGCGCTTGATTGAAATTCATGGTTCCAGCCTCTCCCTTATCTCCGATATTACATACGCCTAGATTTTTTGAATTGTAACACGCTTCTCCATTTCCAGATAAATCGACCCAATAATCGGGACACTCGCCTACAATCGGAGGCCAAGTATCTTGATAAGTCGATTTAGATAACGCAACACCTATAACTACTAACATAACGATTAAAATAATAATAGCAATAGTTAATATCGTTTTTTGAAATGACATGTATATAAAATAAATATATAATTTTTTTATGAATATAGTATAATATGAATACTAAAGAATTGGATGGAAGAGTATCTAATGGAAGAGTATCTAATGGAAGAGTATCTAATGGAAGAGTATCTAATGGGAGAGTTGATATTGTAAATCGAACTGAATCCCCCGATATTAGTAATTTGTTTGCTATGTATGATAAAATCCCCGCTAATCAATGTGCTTCATTTAGGGAAGCAACCATAGGACAATGGAACGAAACCGCATTATCTAAAGCATTCTTTTCATATCAAAATATACAAATTATACAAAATGGAATCCGCGCTGGTGTATTTCAAAAATCCAATGGACAATATGTTATTGGTCCTCAAGATTGTGACGCATTAAAAATAATTATGCGCAGTACTTTTCTACAGCATGCTGCTAATCAACCAGACAATGTTAGTGCGCAAATTGAAGAACTAAATAAAATGGTTTTAGATTATTGTATTTTTCATGTGTATTCCGAAGCTAAAGGATATATGAAATATTTGTATGATGCTAGTACATTAGTTGTACCTATGTCTACTCCTATTGTGGAAACACAGAAAGACAAGAACAATTATAGGATGCCGAATTGGTTCTAAATCCATCTTTAAAAAAGGTGGAGCCAAATAATAAACATTTTTACATTTACTACGAAGTGAAACGCCGATTATTATGAGATTTAATATTTGTTAGTAAATAATAAATAAGTCAAAAATAAGCCAAAAAAGTTTTTTGAAAATAAATCTAAAATATTATAACATGTGTTTTTAATTTTATAAGGTAAAACGGCAACTATACCATACAACGACCAAAAAATAAAAAAGTAAAAATATATTTTATTTCCATCATTACTTAACAGAGCATATTTTTTATAAATAATATAATAATAAATTAAAAATGGAATAAATCCTAATGAAACTCCTAATAGTAAGGGAATAGCAGATGTTTCACCTAAATAACCAAATAGAAGCATTGTGTAATTAAGTAATACTACCGTAATAATAGTATTAAATTCTTTATTAAATAATTTAAAAAAATTTAGTTTATAACTTGTATTGTTATTTTTATGTTCTAAAAATATTAAATAAAAAATTAAACTTATTAACATAGTAGGTGTTGTAATTATCCAATCAAAATATCTTTTTGGAGTAATATTTAAAATATTTTTAAAATTATACAACCAATATAGATAAAATGAACCTTCTATGAACTGTACGAATATTTCCAACAACATTATTTGTTTTAAAAATGAAAACTTAAATGGTACTTTAATAAATAAAGAACTAATTTCAATAATTCCGGTTATTACTTGTATTATAACAGATGTAATTAAGGATGTATAAACATTTAAAATTATCATATACTATGTTATATAATTATATAATAATTGGCATTTCACTTCGTAGTAAATGTAAAAAGGTGTAAAAAAGGTTGGTCTATTAGTTTTCCAAATTGTCTTTAAGTTTAAATATTCTTAAATATATTATTTGCGATCCGAGAATATATTTAATTTTACGAAAAAAATAACATAAATAATTACAATTATTTTATTAAATTTCCTCTATTATAGCTTTCTTAACAGCTTTCTTTACAATCTTCTTCTTTTTGTTTGTTTGTTTTGAATCACCGATCTGTGCTTGAGTTCTTTCTTCTTTATACAATCTATATTCTTGCTCTAACACTTCCAATTCTTGTAACCACATTTGTTCTATTGTTGTCACTTTAATTTTATCAAGTGCTTCTTGCTTGGTATCATGATCTTGAAGCAATTTTGCCACATTTTCTTCTGAAACTGAATCCATTGGCATTCTAACTAAATACTTGAAGTCTCCGTCTTCGTCAATAATGTTGTACCCTTTGCTTTCTAGCAGTACATTGATTTGTTCCTTCTTCTTTTTTCTCAAGTCAATCGTATCACTCAATACTTCTTGAATGTATCGCGCTTTATTAGACAAAATCAATAATTCTTTTTCTAATGCGTCAATCATATAGTCCTTTCTCAAACCATAGTAATGAAGCCGAATAACATAATAGTCATCGATAATATCTTCTACCGAGTCATACTTCTTCAATTTGTCATCCTCATTGAATAAGTTCATATTTGTTGTGGAACTTGTACTATATAATTTTAACGCCTTTTCTAAACCATTGGTTCCATGATCGCCTTTCAACGCTTCTAATTCAGCTACCTTACCCTTTGAAAAGGTTACAACGAATTCCACCGTTGTATCGGTATAATTCTCATAAACATCCTTTACCAATGGTACAACCTTCTTACCATCTTTGTCTTTATCATTTTGTAATTCACACAACAATTCCTTAAAATCCTCTGTCCAAACCCCAATCGGCAACTCAATGACTCTAATTTTATCTTGCTCCATTTTCTCATACTTACCGCGGAATAAGAACTTGCTGTCATTGATTTTTGTAATGTCTCCCGTAAACCCTTCATAATACGGCAAGAACTCTTCCGATTCATTGCTTCCTAATTGTTGTAATTTATTCTTCAAATAGCCAATAATCTGAAGCGGATTGTAGCACATAATCTCCGTACTGAAACCAGTACCGATTCCCTTGGAACCATTGATTAATACCATTGGCAGAATCGGCACATAAAATTGTGGTTCAACTGGTGTGCCATCGTCGTTCAAATAATTCAAAACATTATCATCTTGCTCTGGAAAGATAGCACGCGCGATACGCTCCAAACGAGTGAAGATATATCTTGGACTCGATGCGTCTTGACCACCTCGAATACGTGAACCAAATTGACCCGATGGAAACAATATGTTGATATTATTGGAACCCACGAAATTCTGCGCCATTCCAACAATCGCCTTATTCAAGCTCTCTTCGCCGTGATGATAACACGAGTTCTCCGAAACATATCCCGAGAACTGTGCTACCTTGATTTCAGTTGATAGACGCTTTTTAAACGCGCAAAACAGAATTTTTCTCAAACTGATTTTCAATCCATCCATCAAATTAGGAATACTACGGTCACAATCATACTTTGAAAAGTGAATCAGCTCCTTATTGATAAACTCTTCATACGGAATCATCTGCTTACTCGTGTCTGCGAAACTGTTTCGATCGTAGACGGTTTCCAACCACGTCTTTCTATCGTCTGCGCGCTTCTTATTGAAAACCATATCAATCGCATCATCACTTGTTACACCCGTGTGTTCGAACCCCACGAATTTCTTCTCCTCGAAATATTCGCGAAATTCTGTCTTCGTAGATGTACCCAAACCTTTGTAATATTTTATATTCCAACCCTTTGTATCTGTCTCATTTTTCCACGCATCGTATTCGCCTTCATTGTAAAACTTGAGCTCCGTTGACCCCTTTTTGGCTTTCAAAATCGGTGTATTCATGAAACCAATGAACCCGGGAATTCGAGTTAAGCTCGCCCATTCATTCTGAAACAAATTGATACACAACCCTTTAATGTGTGAACCATCCAAATCTTGATCCGTCATAAATACGACTTTGCTGTACCGCAATGACTTGTGAACTTCTTCAATGGAACCGTAATTTTTACCCATTTCCAGTCCAAGAATCTTCTTGATTTCAGCGATTTCCTTATTCTCCGAAACCTTTTTGGTAGCTTCGCCTCTTACATTCATCACCTTACCTTTCAACGGATAAACACCAATCGTATTTCTGTCTTCTGAACTAAGACCCGAAATAACACCCGTTTTTGCTGAATCTCCCTCGCAAAAGATTATCATACACTCTTTCGACCTCTCGGTACCAGCCCAATTCGCATCATCCAATTTGGGAATACCGCGAATACTCTTGCTCTTGGTACCATCCGTTTTCTTCGCCGCTTTGTTCTCCTTGACTTCCGTCAATTGTAACGCAGCATCCATGACACCCATCTTTGCTACCTTTTCAATGAATTTATCACTGACATCGCATTTAGAACCGAACTTGGTCGATGGAGTATTCATATAATCTTTCGTCTGACTGTCAAATGCGGGGTTCTCAATATCGCATCGCAAGAACAAGATGAGCTGTTCCTTAATGGTATTCGGATTCACTTTCACCTTCTTCTTTTTTTCAATGTATTCCGTCAGTTTTCTAGTAATCTGATTCAAAATATACTCCACATGTTTACCACCTTTTGACGTGTAAATGCCGTTTACAAAAGATACTTGAACAAACTCATTGGTTGGCGTCAATCCAACTGCGTATTCCCAACGCCCGTTCGCATCTTCGTATACGCGTGGCGCAGCCGTTTTGTCTCCAATGTACAAATTGATGTACTGCTCAAAGTTCTTTGTTGGAACAACGGCTGAATTGTATTTCACTTTTATCGTTTTATCGGTTACCGCAGAAATGTCGTATACACGTTTCTTTAGTAGCGCGATAATATCACTAGTGAGACCGCTAATACCGAGCCGTTCGTAATCGGGCTTAAATGTGATTTTTGTGTACGGTTTCACTTTAGATGCTTTTGTAATCTTTGGACTTCCAATTTCATCCAAGTTGTTCTTGAATTCTTGTGTATATTTTAACCCTCTAATATGGTCAACCGTTTCAATCTGTCCATATGTCGACCAAATTAATACAAGCTTGAAACCGAAACCGTTCTTACCACCAACAATTTTCTTCTCCTC